TTAATTAGCCTTAAAATTATAAATCGGCTTAATAATATGTTTAATATCAATTGTGTCCTTTGTATTCTCAACAATCTCATCCATTGGCTTATATACCATTGGTGCTTCATCTAAAGTACTTTCTGCAACAGATGTAGTCCAAACCTCTGTCATTGTATTTTGAAAATCCTCTAAGTTAAGTACTTCTTTCGCCTTCTTACGGCTCATAATACGTCCTGCTCCATGAGGGCCAGAAAAGTTCCAATCTGGATTTCCTTTACCAAATGCAATGATAGAACCGTCTCTCATATTAATTGGAATGATTACTCGTTCATCTTTCTGAGCTGAAATAGCACCTTTTCTTAGAATCATATTGTCCATATCGATGTAGTTATGGATTGTAGTGAATTGATCTGTTACTTTCCAATCCATTTTAGTGACGGTTTCATCAATCATTGCTTTACGATTTAACTCCGCATATTTTTGAGCAATTTTCATATCATTCATGTAATCTTTAAATCCTTGTCCTTCTAAATAAGCTAATTCTTTGCGAATCACCGGTTTCTTAATTTCACGTAAAGCTTCATGTATCTCTTGTTGTCTACCTTCTTTCGTTAAACGTTCAATGATTTCTTCTTTAATAGATTTAACGTTTATAAGTTGCTCGTAAGCAAAGTTTTGATAATACTCTGCTACCTGTTTCCCTAAATTACGCGAACCACTATGAATGACAATGTATACATTTCCTTTATCATCCTCATTCAGTTCGACAAATGATTGCCCCCGCCAAGTGTACCAATACTTTTTTGAGCACGTTGCAATGCAAACGGGGCTCTTACACTATCAAAATCAATCATTTTTGAAAATCTATGTTCCTTATCTCGAATACGAAAACCACTTGGGACAAATTTGCGTATCGTTTCGTCTAAGTGATCGAAGTTGATTTCCTCTTTTTTCTTATTAATCATAACAACTTCCATGCCACAACCAATATCGTACTTACCTCTCAGTTTCCTGAAAGAGTGGACTATACCTTCTCTACATTCATCGAGATATGCAGTCTCTACTGTAGGCTCACCGTATTAATTATTCCTCTTCAATTCAAATGGATGAGGAATAATTCTGTACCTTAGTCTGCTAACATAGTACAAGTCTCTGAACCATTCGATTATGTCACCATAACCACTGGCTGCTGATTGCCCTCGCCTTTTATCGTTAGGGTTTCCAGTCAATTGAGTGAGTAGTTTAAAGTCTGAGCCGATTAGTTAACCCCGACTAAATTAGGAACAATCTTATCTTGAATTGTCATTGTTGTCCCAATTGTACAACCTGCGCCCGCATGTGTATCTGGCATAATACGGATCTTGCTATCCTTTACGAATTGTTGGTTACAAAGATCAATAATTTGACCTGCTGCAGTTTTTTCTACATTCGTAGTAAACACTTTTGCTTCATTGTATTTCCCTTGTAATTTCAACATCTTCTATTTCCCCTTTCCTTTAGTTTCTACAAAACATTAATTTATAGATATTATATATTTATAATTATATTTTCCACCACTACAGCTCATTTCCTTTTTATAAAAAAAGACACAGAGATTCCTCCCTATGCCTACTAATTTCCTACCTTTTCACCGCATGTACATAATGCACTGTCTCAAAAGCTTCTAAATAATCGTTTCGTCCTTCAAAATATAATACATCAATATCCTCTGGTGATAAATGCTCATAAATGAGTAAGCCCGCCTTCTCTAACAGTGCTTCCATTTCAGCATAAGAATAACATGATTTCATCGGTTCTCCGCCTACCGCAGCCATTTTCACCATATTTTCAACTCGATTGGACAGTCCCTTTTCTGTAAACAAGTTTTCATCGGGATAATCGAAAACGATAGAACTCCCTTCTGGAACCATCTCAAACAAGCACTTTATTAAACTAGCAAGTTCCTCTTTCGTTAAATAGTACGTAACACCTAAAAGGCTAAAGAAAGTCTTTTTATGTTCAAATCCTTCATTGCGTAACTGTTCATAGGAAAATCCTTTCGTAAAATCCATTGAAACAAAATGAAGGTTATTTGGAACTTCAAGTTCTACTTCTTTTATTCTTTCCTTCTTAAACGCCTGTGTAGAAGGATGATCCACTTCAAATATTTCTATTTTATTTTCTAATTCTCGGTGTCTAAAACTGAACGTATCTAAGCCTGCACCGAGTATGGCGTATTGTTTTGCTCCTAATGTAATTTCATGTAGTAATACTCTTTCACAATATGCGGCACGTGCTAAAGGTGTTGGTGATAACTGAACTTGCGTAATCCATTTTAATATTTCTTTTGGATTGTCTTGAAACTGCTCTGCAATTTCTTTATTGAAAAAGTGAATCCCTTGAACCATGTTCGTTTCAATATTGTTACGTTCTTTTTGTGAAATGAAATCTTTAGCTACATAATCATCAAAGATTTTAGGATTATCAAATTCACTAGTAAATGTATTATTAACCCAAAAAAAGACCCTATTAATTAGGGTCTTTTTTTATAACATCATGTACCACCAGCCACGATCTTCTAACCATTTTTTCATTTGCGTTAATTGGTTCGGTCCAGTTGGATCGGAAATGAAGTAAAACAATTTGTCATTTTGTAATACGAACTTAGCTGTCATATTAAGAGACATAAGCGCTCCTGCAGCGTCATTAAAATGCTCAATACTGAAACCACCTGTTTGAATCATTTGTTTACTGTTCGTAAAAAATTCTAAAGGCTTATTTCCATTCAATCGGTTAATGTCACATTTGCCGATGCCTGGAACATTTCCTGTTTCAGTGTATTGCCATAAGTCACAAGGATATGCAGGTTTCTTCTCACCATAACGCGGAATCCAAACGAAATCACAATTAATGTTTTTCGCGCCGAATTCTTCATACTTATGATGTCCAACATATAAACCTACGATGTCAGCGCCTAAACGGCGTAATTCATCAATGAATGCCTGTGTACCAGCTTGCATATTATCCATAGTTGTTACTTCTACATCAGCAACCCAAAACTTAGCAGCCTTGTCACCACGCGCCCAAAAGTCGCGCGCTTCAATTCGCGCATCATTTTCAGAAACAAAACGACAAAAAGCATAATTTCCAAAAGGAATATTTCTTGCTTTCATTTGTTCCGCATAGCCTTTATATAAAGGATCAACATAATTAGAACCATCCTGAACTCTAGCGATAGCTAGGTCCAATTGATTTGCAGCAATATCCCAATTGATATTGCCGTTCCATTTTGAAATGTCTACGATGTAACCCATATAATATCACTCTCCAATTTCGTTAAATAAATTTAGATTAATGTGTTTCAGTTCGCTGTTCTTCAGTGACTTTGATCTTTAAAATATTTTTAATTTCGCTAACATCGCGTAATGATTCGGCTTGCTGTTTCATAATATCGTGGTTGTCACGGATAGTAGCTTGATAGCTTTGTTCGCGCTGCGCACCTTTTTCTATTTCCTTCTCTAGTTTTTCTTCTCTATGTTCATTGCGCCTTAACACGTAACGGAAAAGCCAAGCGAACCCGCCGATGCATAAACCGACAACGCCGCCACTTGCAAGTTGCTCCATGATGAAATTTTCCATTTTAGTTTATCATTCCTTTCCTAGTAATTCTAACACTTGCGCTAACTGTTTTTCTATATTATAAATTATATCGTTTTGTTTTTTGATAGCGTCATTTTGAGTCTCTATAACTCTTTCAGCCTCTACTAAACGACGGTTAATGTTTTGGGTTGCATCAATGTGTATCGCTGCAATGGCATACATATCCATTGCATCACCTTTAGGGACTTGGAATACTGGGTCTGTCTTCTCAACGATGAAACCGTAACTAATATTTATGTCAGCATAAGTCGGTACTGGCGATCCTGGCTCTCTGTTGGCTCTCATTTCATACAATCTTTCAATTTCTGTTTTCATATAGAATGATTTCAGATCAAGGGCCATAATCTTTCTAAAGAATCAAATTTAACATCTTTGACACCTGTTTTTAATTTACCTTGTGATACCTGGCTGATACGTCCATAATGCTTAACGTCGCGCACTTCCATGTCACGGAATTGTGTTCCGTTGTAGTTTTTAACTTGCATGTTACCCATGTATCCATCAACGTTAGAAGACCTTAATATAATATCAGTACCAAACTTAATGTCAGCATCATTAGGGTTATTAACATCAAATGTTACACCAGCGTGATTTGATCCGTTTTTACCGAATTCAAAGCGACCATTACCAGATTTGTACCATTGTGTATTATTAGATTTAACCCATACTTGATGATGTGCCATTACATCAAAGTTGTATGTAGATGTGAAATTGATATTGCTGGCGCCGTCCGTCCAGTTTGTAAGAAAATCGAATGGCCCGTTTGTTTCAAACCTCATATGTGTATTGCTTCTAAATTGCATATTACCCCAACAATGGTGCAATAAATGTCCACCGTCGCGCTGGAATTCGATAGATGCGTTCATTAAAAGGTTTCCGTTTTCTGTACGATGAACCATACCCACACGACCAAATGATTTTCCGTAATCATTACCGCCTGGCGTTGTTTGGTGGAATACCATAGCCCCCAATAAATCACCTACAGACCCCTTACCAAGTACAACGGTAGGTTGCACATCGTTACCAGCATCATAAAAACCGTAGTACATGCGGCTAACACCTTTGTCATACAAATTGATATGCTGTTCATTCAATTCAACCCATCTTTGTTTTCCAGACGACGCTGTCTTGATGCGTACACCTTCTAAAACAGACCCCTTAATATGTTGGGCCGTAACAAAACCGATCAAATTAATTCGTCTAGCTTCAATCGAAATCGTTTCTTTAGACATGTTGATCTTTGAAATAATATCATTCTCTTTTACTGATAGATTGATATTTCTTTCGTTCACTTGAATTTTAGCTTCTAAAGATTTAACAAATGAATCCTTAGCAAACGTTCCATCGACTTGCTGTTTCGTATAAACAGTGTTCGCATCAGCTTTTAATTCAATTCCTTTTGAATTCGCTGTAATGGATCGGTTAATTTCTTGGACAACCTTATTGAATTGTTCCGTTGCGATACGGTCTGCAATGTCTTCTCTCAAAGCATCGACATCAGAAATATCAGCAGGGTTTTCCATGAATTCACTAGCCACTTTACCGCGTTGTAACATAGGGCATGCCATCCAAAATCGTCCGTTACGCTCATTGTACACACGGAACCTTATGTTTCCAGTGTTTGCTGGCGCTTTTGCTGTTATTTCGAATCTATGCCATTCATGATTAACTAGGTTAACTCGTGTTCTGTTCGTTGAAATTCTTGATCTTTTGTCAGCGCTCCACCATTCAATTTCAATAAAACAACCTGTACCACTATCAAATGCAGGCGGTTTACCATCCGTAATGAAATATGCAGATGCTACAAAATCCTCACCAGATTGACACGGTATAAATTCGCCAGAAATTCCCCACCATCTATTTTCCGTTAAGCCTGTTGTACTGAATGAGAATGACGCGTTTCCTTTATAGGTTAAATTCTTATCAATACTAGCTGTTGCGCCAGGGTCTTGGTTTCGTTGCCAATACTTCCAATCACTAGCGAAACCAGCATTTCTTAGTACGTTTGTAGAGCCTACACCGCCTACGTAGTCGCGCGCTTCTTTCATTGTGATTTTACCCTTTAATTCTTCTGAAGTAGCCTTTATTTGGCCTTCAGCGGTAGTCAAACGCGATCCGTGATTACTTGTGGTTTGGTTGATACTTTTAATGGTTGCATCATAACCGTCAGCACGTCTATTAAATTCCGCTAACTGATTTTTAAATGTCCCTTGATCCTGTTCTGTATTTGTAATACGTTGTTTCGTTCCGTTAATATCGTCAATGATCTCATTTGTCTTTCTTGTAAAATCAGCTTCAGCTAACAACATATTTGGGTTTGGCCCATATGTAGTGGCAATAGAACCTCTCTCTATTTGCACATCTTCAAGCAATATTCCTTGATCTCTCGTTTCTCCAGCTCTACCAGCGTATATTAAAACTCTGTTTGTGTTTATATCGGTCTTTTTGAAAGTATGTTTAATACGTCCATTAATGATAGGAACAAAAATACTTAATCCTTTTTCGTATGGATATACAGAAACCTCATTGAAATTACCTTTCGTTGGCGTAACTTTAGCGCTGATCGTATACGTTTCATTCATATCCATTACAGCAGAATAACTAGCGTATCTATAATTGTCGGATGCATCACCTTTGTTTTGTGGCGTTACCTCGAACCTCTTAGTTTCTATTACGTTATTAGTAATAATGTTCACGCCACCAATGTTATTTACATTAGTTTCTAAACTCTCTAACTTCTTCGTTGTCCTTCCAGCTTCTTCAGTTATTTCAGTTGTTAACTTTTTGAAACCATCCATTTCCTTTTTGGCGTCTTCTGGCGCTGGTTGATAGTCCGTAGCAATTGTTCCCATTTCGACCTGGTACTCTTTCACTTCTACTTCACCGACAATGTGACGGATAACGGCGTTACCTGTAATCATTGAAATTTCTTTATCTGGTAGCTTATGAGTAGCGCTGTACATTGTGAATTCTTGATTTTCTTTTAATTGATCCTCAACCCTACACGGTAGCCACACTTTAGTACCATCTTTATATGAAACCGTAATTTCTAGTCCTATCCATGGGCTATTACCTTGCTTTTTATAACCTTTCGTGCGAGCCTTGAAACTGATCGTGAATGATTTATTTCGCAGGTATTGACTAGCGTCAGGAACAGTGAAAAACCCATGACCTTTATCACTTGGCGTTTCTGAGTTGTGACTAAAAGAAAAACCTGTTGTATTTAGCAAAATATTTCTAGTACCTACACTGAAGTCATTCACTTTATTTTCTACACTCTGGATCAACTTTTTATTTCCGTCCACTGTGCTCTCTAAAGTATTTAGTTTTTGAGATTGCCCACTTAAACTTTTGTTCACTTCAGAAATAGAATTTGAGATACCATTGATCGACTGTTGTTGTTTAACAGTTGTTTCTTTCAATTCACTATCTGTTTTCTTTAATTGTGTTACCTCTTGTGTGAACCCATCTAAAGTTTTTCCAATCAATACTATGTTTTCCTCGATCTTAGACGCGTCACCTTTGATTTGTCGGATACTTTCTTGCGTGCCCTTGTCATTCTCTACTAATTCTTTTGTGATCCTGTCAAGGGACTCTTGTGAGCCTTTAAGCGTTCCGAATTCTTTTTCTAGTTCGCCAGCTTTTTTCTCCATGTTTTGTACATTTTTGTTTAATTGATCTGTCGTATCTTTCACGTCTTTTTGAACCTGGTCGCGAATTTTCTTTTCCAGACCACTGAAATCTTCTGTTACATCTTCCCACTTACCACCGCGGTATATTTTAAGGATTCCAGGTTTACCGTTTGAAGTATCTAACCATAATGACTTTCCATCCCTTAAACCTTCTGTTGGCGGGTTTGGCCCGTCGTGAATCGTCACTGAATTGTTAGTCACCATTTCTTCTAACTTTTCTGTTATCTCTGTGACACGCTTGTTTGTTTCTACAACTTCATTCACTTTCTTTTCTTGTTCCTGGACAAGTTTATTTAGTTGATCCAATAGAGGTTTCCCAGCTTTATTTTCAAGTAACCCTTGTACACGGTTGTACATTCTTCTCATTTCAGCATCATAGTCAACAATCTCACGATATTCACCAAATGAATATTTGTTTCTATCTGGGTTACTGTTAGACTCTTTGCCGCCTATTGCTCGTGCTTCTAAATACAATGCAGGTGTGAACGCCGTGTCTTTAATTCCGATGGTGTCACCCTTCATGATCAATTCGTGGCGTAGGCCAAACACTTCAGCTATGTCAATCGCGTCTACTTCATATCCGACTGAAGAATTCTTTCTTTTCTCCATTTCAGTTTTCATAAGAGTCATAAGACGTTTTGCGTCAATTTCTCCTTCTGTTTCTGGTTGATAGAAACCGTATTTATGTTGACCGTTCTCACTCCAACGCTGAAATGCTTCATTATCAACAATGTAAGATGATCCGTTATTAATCTTTTCAATCGTGATTACCTCATTATCTTTACCGCGCGCAAAACCAATTAGGGCCGTACAAATATTTTTTGAATGTTCAATTCGTGTTACATTGATCAAATCTTTACCTAACTCGATTTCTTTTCGTGTAACGCGTCCAACCTTTTCGACCAGATCAACAAACCAACCAATAATTTGACTCCCATCAACTTCTACACGGTACTGTAATTCTAAATTAAATAGAGTTGCAGTTTTCTTTAATAAAGTTAGAGGATCAGTAAATTCATCTAATGTCATTGTTCTAAAAGACGCGTATGCAATGTTTCCTGGTTGCCACTTAGTGCCAGCAGTAGCAAGGCTAACATATTGATGTGCTGTTAACCCTTCTAACTTTTGCGGACGGATAAAACCAGCCTTTCTTAATCCTGTCCATGATCCGACCGCCCTAACTGTAATAGAACGATCTTTTGCCGTTTTTTCAACTTCGTCTTCGATAGTGTACGGAATTACATTTCCTTGTCGATCCTGGCGTAATACCAGGTTTTGTTGTTGTAACGTCACTGATTGGCGCGTCCCGTCAAAGACTTTGAATTCTAGAATGTCAACATTGTTTTTTAATTCCCACTCTCGCATATCATCCCAATAGTCTTGATCCTGGAATGTAGCCACGATGGATTGTGTTTTAAAGTCTATTATGTGAAGTTCTGTATTTTGCATTTATTATCTGTACCTCTCCCTATATGTTACTTTCCCCTTTATGTCTGGTGGCATAATTGAAAGTCTGTTTTCCCCTCTTACGATTTTAGGAAATGAACTAAAAATATCTTTAGCGGAAATAACATTCGTTCCGTTGATTGTAACAAGTGAAAGCTCTGTATCTATTATAACTTTGTCACCAGTGTCCAACAAAAAAGGCTTCCCGCCGTTTGGTACTTTGTTGACCTTCCAAATTTTAAGATCGTCTATTCTCATGAGATCAACTGGCGCATTATCTTGCCAACGTTGAATACCTATAGCTATCTGGGCCACTCTTCTTCCAGTTACTGTCATAGGATTCTTTTCATCGTCAGTAAAATATTGCACCGCGCTAGCGTCATCTATTTCTGTTCCGCTTCTGAATCTAGCAAAGTATACAGACCACGTTCTACCGCGTCTAGCAATTGATATACGGCCGTAAAAGTTATTGAAAGCGGTATTGCCATTACCGCCAGAATCAAACATTTTCCTAGTGTTATTCGGTTGACTTTTGTTTCCGATAACAGCATAACCATGCGTTCTCTCTACAGTCCAATAAAGATCATTCATGTTAATGTCAGCAACAAGTTCTCCTTGTTCATCAAGTAAGAACAGTGAAACGCGTCCCATTTCATAGAAGTTTTTAGATTTCAGTGTCACATATGCTTCGACTTTAAAGTCAGTTAACGGGCCACCTGGTATTGATCGTTTTAGGATAGGGCCTGTAAATGATCTGTCTTTTGGCGGGCCAAAATCTTCAACTTCAAATGCGTATCGTCCTTCATTCACTTTAAATTTACCTGTACTTTCCATCCCTGGTACTGTTTTACCCGCGTCGGTCCATCCGACCAAATTGTTCATTTCATCCCATAACACGCGCTCATTTTCTTGTACTGGCTTATCTTCAATTGACATAGGTTGACCAATACGGAAATACTGGCGCTCATTAGGGTAGTTTCCAAACCATACATCAAGGTTTGTCGCTGGCTTCATTATTTCTAACTCAATGATCGGCTTTGTTTCTATAGTGCCTTTATTTGTGAAATATGCGTTTTGTTCTGACGTTGAATCCTGCTTGAATTCTACAGTTTGTATTTCCCCTAATTTGTAGGGCATAGGGCATATAAATTTCAACACGCCTTGTCCAATATCGACTAATTGGTTTGGATCAAGTTCATCATCAATAACAGCTAAATAAGTACGATCTTTTTCGTCATCAAAAATTAATTCCGCTGGTTGATCTGTATAAAGCCAATCGGCCAATTCTTCTTTTAATTTTTCGCCTTGTTCCGATGTTTCGTACATAAATGCTATAGGTATTAAAATTTCTCTCATTTTCGTTTCTGTACGCAATAAACGACCACCAGGGTAATGAGGTACTTCTAAGTATTTTCTTTCTAATCTAGCCCATCCAGGACGTTTAACGCCCTGTAATGGAACTACATTAGACATGCGTTTCCCATTGAATGAGAAGAAACTTAAATCACATGTCATAATCTTTCACCTCTTAGAATAATTTTCTTGTTGCAACTGCTCTTTCTTGATTCTCTGTAACAGGCTCGTATAGTTCTCTAGCAAGCTCTTTCTTATCAAGATTGACTACTAACTCTATCGGTCTTCCATTATCCGAACCAGTGTTACCGCCATTCGGCATTGTTTCCATAATCTCGCGACCAATTCGACCTAATGTATCATTTTTCAGCGGTAGTACAACTTCATCATAGTTAGGAGCATCTCCAACCCCTACGAGTGTAGGTGTACCAGGTTTGACAAGTGCACCGTTTTTAGCCCATCTAACGTTGACTGAAGGCAAACCTTGTGAAGCCCAGTTAACAGGATTCAACGAACCGTTAACGCTAAATTTTGGAGTAGGAATACTAATGCTAGTGAATAGGGATTTAAACGCCCTAGCTAACGCACCACCCATAGACGATAAACCGTCAATAATCCAATTGATTAAATCTTTACCTAGCCCCTTCCAGTCAATATCTTTAACAGCTTTCAAAGCATTGTTAGCAACTTCTTTTAACTTATCCACCAACCAAGAACCTGCATCAATAACACCGTTAACAATGTATTTGATAAGTTCTTTACCAGCAGAAAGGAAGGCGACCGCTACAGCAAGAAGAACAAGACCTATAACTTTTAGAATCATCTTACCTAGCTTCTCAGTGAAGTTAGGTTCTTCGTCAGTTGAACCTTTAATCATTTCTTTGATCATTTCGCCGCCTGATTTTTTTGCTCCTGACTTATTCGGAACATTAGTGAACCAATCTTTAATAGTTGTTAACCAATCATCTAACCATTGTTTAACGTCATTCTTAGTTTTGGTAAACCAATCAGACATCTCTTTCCACCAGTTAGAAAACCAGTTTCGTATTTTTCCAGGCATTTCAGAGAACCACGTTGAAATAGATTCGCCCCAGCCGTTTAATTTCTCGCTGATACCGTTTTTCGTTTCATCATACCAACTAGAAATAGAACTCCACCAATTAGTAAACCAGTCAGAAATTCTACCAGGTATAGATTCAAACCATTCTTGAATATTAGTTCCCCATTCGGTTAACTTATTCTTGATATTCTCTTTTGTTTCGTCGTACCAGTTAGAAATTCTTTCGCCCCATGCAGTAAACCAATTTGAAATTTTATCAGGCATCTCAGAGAACCACGTTGAAATGCTTTCGCCCCAACCTTCTAGTTTTTCAGACCAATAAGCTTTAGTTTCTTCAAACCATTCAGCTATAGCATTCCACCAGTTCATAAGATCGGTTTTAATACTTTCTATTTGTCTGTTATTCCACTCGCTTAATACAGTAGAAATGTTTTCTAACCACTGTAAAGTCTTTTGCGGTAACTCGTCCCACCAGGTTTGCAGCGTGTCTCCCCATTGTTGCAGGTGATCGCTCCACCATTGTTTAGTGTCAGTAAACCAAAGGGAAATAACATTCCACCACTCAGTAAACCATTCGCCAATACGTCCAGGCATTTCAGTAAACCACGTTTGAACAGCAGTTCCCCACTGTTCCATTTGTACGCCCCATTCAAGAGTCTTAGCTATTAACCAGGTAGAAATAGTGTTCCACCAACCTGAAAGCCATTCAGTGAATCTACCAGGCATTTCAACGAACCACGTTTTAATAGATTCGCCCCAACTCTTCATAGCTTCATACATATCTACAGCTTTATTAACAATGTATTGAATTAAAGGTAATGAGATTAAAGCTTCCCACCAGGTTTTCATGATTGTTCCTAAATCACTGAATAAATCACCAACTAGGTTTTGAACGATTGCCAAGCCCCTGAAAAGTTACCTTCTAATAAGTTAAAGAAAATATCTAGAACATTAATAAGTACGTCCCATAACAAATTCCAAATATTTAAAACTTGTTCGAACAAGTGAGAAAACCCTAATACAACATTTGTTACTAAGAAATCAACTACTTTCATAATTGAATCGCTATGTTTACTGAATACGCCTTCTAGTTTGCTAAAACATCAGAAACAGTTTTAAACCAACTATTAAATACATCGCCTAACTTTTTAAACGCGTCAGACATGCCACCGCTCATTTTAGCAGTACCGTTCATTAGGTTTAGGGTCCACTCTAGAACTCTAGACATCATATCTAGCATGTATCTTAAACTAGGTCCCATCTTTTCGAAAATAGCAATAGCTACGCCTTCTAATTTAGAAGTGAAGTTATCCCATGATCCAATAAGGTTATCATTCATTGTGTCAGCCATTTTCTTAGCGGCACCATCGGATTTTTCTAACATTTTGGTGTTTTCACCTAATTTTTTTCCGCCTTTTTCGAGAAGGACAGCCCAATGTTTATATGCTTCTGCACCGAATATTGTAGAAAGGGCAGCAGCTTTTTGTTCCATCGTTAATCCTTTTGTTTTCCCTTCGATTTCTCCGACTAATTGCGGTAAAGGTTTCATTTTACCTTGACTATCAAAGAATGTTAAACCAAGTTTATCCATTTCTTTCTGCATAGCTTTTGTAGGTTTTGCTAAACGGGTTAAAGAAGATCCAAATGCTTGACCAGCAAGCGAACCTTGAATACCAGCATCAGACATAGCCATAACAGCAGCCGTTGATTCTTCCATGCTCCAACCAACTGAATGGGCAGTAGGAGCTAAGTATTTCATTGCTTCACCCAATTGACCGACATCGGTATTTGCATTTGATGCAGCCTTCGCTAGAACATCAGAAGCGTGACCTGTTTTTTCCGCTGATAATCCAAACCCTGCCATGATATTTGATGTGATATCGGCAGCTTGTCCTAAATCCAAAGCACCAGCAGCAGCTAAGTCTAATAGACCGGGCATAGCTGACATAATATCTTTTGTTTTATAACCAGCCATACCAAGAAACGCCATACCATCAGCAGCCTCGGAAGCACTGAATTTAGTTGTCGAACCAAGTTCTTTAGCTTGTGCGTCAAGTAATTTCATTTCTTGTGCAGAAGCCCCTGATAACGCTTTAACCTTACTCATTTGTTGTTCGTAACTTGCGCCCGCTGAAACAATTCCAACTAAAGCAGAAGAGACGCCAACGGCGATTCCAGCCATGCCACCCATAGCAATAGCTCCCGCACCGATAGCGCCCCCCATTCTGCTGAACGTAGGTATTACACCACTAAAACCTCTGTTCATTCTATTAGAAGTATCACGCGCGGAATTGTCCAAGTCTCTCAAACCTCGGCGGGCTTGTTGGTCCTGCAACATTACGGAACCAAATATTTTAAAGACTTCCATTGTAGTTATTCACCACGCATTTCTTTATGTTTGTTTGATAGTTTCATCGCTTTTGCTAGGATTCTATCTTTTTCTTCTTCAGTCATGCGATTAGATTTTTTAGACTCTTCTGCACCACTGTTGTTTTGTAGGTGACTCGTATTGTCGTAAGGCGTTACATTACCTGACAGAGCCATAATAGGAAGAGAAGCCAACCACGCCTGGAATGACCTTTCCTCTTGTTGGCGTTCTAGGCTTTTAAAGTAAAGCCCGAACACCTGATTAAGAGGTAAAGACATAATATAAGACATATCACCATAGCGACTAGCTAATGAATCAATTAAATCTATTTCGCTAATTCCATCAAGTTGCGTACTGTACGCAAAAAACCCTCTTTTCCTGGATTATCCATGAAGTCAGAAACTAGTAAATCAATTTGATCATCTAAATAATCCATGATGTATGCAGTAGTTGTACCGTATAGCCCAGCTAACCATTCAAAGAATTCCATTTCCGCGTTACCTAAGTTAGTGAATAATGTATACATCATATCAACGCCTAACTCCATTTGAGCTTCATCAGCAGTAACCCCTTCAGGAAGTTTGCCAGTTGAGATTTGCGCACCGCGGATAGCCAGGTCTTTGAATTGAGCTTTAATATCCATTTTGTTAGCAATACGTGAGAATGCAAATACGTCACGAATACCTAATTTACGTTGTTTAAAAGTTTGGTTGTTTAAAGTGATAGCCATTTATATCAGTCTCCTAATCTTTTTGTTTTATTTAGTAGGAGGGTTTTACCCCTCCATGTTTTTACTTATCAATTTTTTCGATGTCTTTAGTAGTAATAGCGCGTGTTTTTTGCTCGCCTGTTTTCGTGCCACCTGGTTCTTCAGGATCAGTAGGAATTTCGCAAACGAACTCCTTACCGCCGCCTTCAATCCAAATTTCGAATGGAGCTTTGTTGATGTTACAAGGGTCACGGTGTCCAGTAAATGTTGCTTCAGGCGCCATTTCATCGCCACCTTCAAACGCTGCTTCGATAGAAGAATCATTAAGAGCATTTTCAACGATGATAATAACGTCTCGACCATCAGCAGTTTCACCAACAAACGCGATATTTTCAAGGTATGAATCCATGTTAACGCGCTCGTGAGAAGTGATTACGTCATATTCTTTTTCGCCTTTTTTGCGTTTTTCAACTTCAGCACCAGGAAAGGCTAATTTAACTTTCGCAGGGTCAAAGAACTCTAACATGCCACCTGTTTTTAATTGCGTTTTAGATGAAACAATACGTTTGAATCCTTTTGTATCACCTTTAGAACCGTTGTACTCAACAGCTTTAAATTCAGGTTCATAAGTAAAAGCACCTCCGCCACGTAATGCTCCTAAAGGAACCTCTTTATCTTTAATACCGAAATTGGCGATAATAGCACCCTCGCCTAAAACTAGTGCATAAGGATTTGGTTGTGTTGCAGCCATTCATAAAACCTTCTCTCTATATATTGTAGTATCGCGCTTTAAATCGAACTTCTTTGACTTTTATGAAAGGGTCTTGTGACGGAACGTCATTTCTACCCGCATAGTCAAAAGCGACAGTGAACGGCGCGCAATACTGTTTTATGTTTCCGTTCAATATGCCTTGTTTTATATCTTCAGAAATAGAATCTAACTTGAACATATCTTCAAATGTTCCATAAATAGTGACAGTGAATATGAAGTCTTCCCTAGCTCTATTCATGTTTGTTGAATCGCTCATACTATCAAAGACCCCATAAGGTAACGCCTGGTCTTGATCAGCTTCTATATAAAAAGCATTAGAATCGTATTTGTTAAAAATTCCATTTAGAAATGTAGTAACGAATATAATTAAGTTGTTCATTTTATTTGACCTCTCATAGCATTAGCCATAATGTTAACTACTTCACTTTTATGACCTTCGCCAGCGGTTCTAAATGCCCTTGTACCACGCTTTCCTCGCGTCAGGTACCATTTACCAGTCTTTTTGTCTCTGTACTTCCACGGTGTCTTTCTGCCACCATTTTCAGCATAAATACCAGTTCCATATTCTTCGTAGATAGCGTTATCTTCGTTCGAACCTACAACCCCTTTTGGTGTATTACCTTCTGCAGTAACCTGGGTTGTGAATGACCTTGCTGTGTCACCTGTCCGCTTTCTCGAATAGACATTTGTTAATCCTCGCACATGTTCAGCGCCTTTTTTAACAGCAACTTTTTCAGCTCTATTCATACTAGAAAGAATGGCGTTTAAATTAGATTGATAGTTAATCATTTGACCAACTCCAATATCGTTTCTATGTGATCGTCAGAGCTATAAGGATTAGCAAATTTCATAACAATGAATTCTTTATCTCTCTGCCGTATCTTGTCACCCGACCTTAAATCAGTTGCAGCGGAATACATGACGGCGTCCACTTGATCAGAAACTTTTTTAGTAGAATAAATATCATTAGTGCCTTGTATGCCTTCATCAACGATCGCGATTATTTCGCCTATTTCCTTATATGAACCTTTGTCATAAGGGTTTTTAGGGTCCTTTTCTTTTCGTCTTAGTATAGTTGTTGGTTTACCGAATTTATTTAAAAGGTTATTGATCCTCATATTCACCACGCCCTTTGGGTTCGCGCCCTCTAATACGACTTGACGGTGTTCTCATTCTCCTGCTAAGACCTTTTAATAACTTAGTAGGGTAAATTCCATCAGTTCCATATTGTGCGCGATAGCTGCCCATTTGCTCACTTACAATATCGCCTTGCTCACCTAAAAGGTGGTAAGTGATTAAACGATGTGCAACAGCTTCATAAGAAGCGGGAAATTCTCTGCCTTCAGCTCCAAAATCAACACCCGTATATCCAATAATGAATTCTGTAACAACAGGAATAAGTATTTCCTCAATGTATTCCTTTTGAATTTCTGTAAATTCTTTTTGTGTCGCTAACCTATAACGACCAAAAGTAGTAATTAATTTCATGTTTTATACCCTCCCATCAAAGGGAAAGAGGGAAACCCTCTTATTTCTTTGCAGCTTTAGCAGTTGCATTATTAACATAGATAGCTTTCTTTTTAGAATTTAATACGAATGCATCATAGTAGAAACGACCTTCAACTAGTGAACCTGAAATACCAGGAGCATCTAAATGCACTTTTGTTTCTGCTAATTTAACAGGTGCTACAGTCGCAGACTTATGAGTGAGAATGAAGTCACATCCGTTCATGAATGATTTGGGCGTTTTAATAACTGCTACGCCGTCAATTTCACCCACTTGACCTGTAATTAACATCACTTGTCCCATTTCAGACGCTTTAATGAAGTTATCGTTTTGTTTAATAAGATTTAAAGCAGCAGGCGTAAAATGAGCAACACGGTTTTCAGGTACAAACGCATCATCAAGCACTTCTTGTCCTTTTAAGAACTCTGCATACACATTTTCTTTTGTTAGCGCAGCAGTAGCAGTTTCACCAGCACCTTCAGCCATAACTTTTAAGCGGTATGTTTCGATTTCAGGGATAACCACTTCACGTAATTGACGTGCGATAGCAGGAGCTACTTTCACTTCAGACTCTTCTTCATTCATTTTGTCCAGTGTGAATGTGAATGATCGGTCTTGAGTCATGATTGCATCTTGAATATCATTCTCTAATTCTTCAGCTTGTCCATAACGGTTTTGTCCTGAACGCTTGTAATCATTCATAGGTGCAGTTTTTACAGATGTAATTTTGATACCTTTAGCCCCTTCGAACTCATAATCTTTGTTAGTAGATGCTTCAGTAACAGCCGTTGCGCTGAAACGCTCATCTACTAATACTGAAAACTTTTCAGTTAATGTAATTGCCATTTATGTAACCTTCTTTCCAATATTATTAAATAGAGTTGGAATAGCTTTTATAATGACTTCAATTCTGTTGGTCATTGTTATTAAGCGAACTCTTTATCGAACGCCGCTTTTACGGGATCAACAGTCGTTTGTTGTGCGCCTTTTGATTCATCAGGCGTTTTACCAGCTAATCCACCTTTAACACGTTTTGTTACTTCAGTTTCCATATTAGCTTTAAAAGCTTCAATGTTAGCCTGAATTTCTTCTTCTGTATCGCCTTTCACGTTAGCAGCAAAACCAGCACTAAAACCAGCAGCCGTTAACTTTTCAATAGCAACATCTTTCATTTTAAGAGCGTGAGCTTTTTGTTTTTCCTGATCACGTTCAGCCTTAATTGTTCGCATTTCGTCTATTAAGGTTTCCATTTCCGTTTTGTTCTTATCACCGAATTCTTGTTCAGCAGCAGCACGCGCTTTTCTTGATTCGTCTTTTCGAATTTTACCCGATACGCGGTTTAACGCTTCCTGAAATTCTGCTTCTGTATAAGTTTTTCCTTTTGGCGGTGTTTGTTCGCCTCCTGGTGGTGTTTGTTCACCATTTCCTTCGCCACCTTCGGAAAAGAACTGCAAACCGTTCTTGATATCTTTAAAAGATAGCGCGAATTTATGAGTCTGCTTAGCAGGTTCAACTAACGCTTCAGCTAATCGTTTCATATGTTACCTCCTGGTTTTAAGTCTCAGTGACTATTATTTAACCCTGGTAATTCGTGTCCAGGTTCACGCTTAAAAGTTTGTTAATAACTCTTCTAATGCTTTTGTAAATAGTTCTCGACGTACTTTAGGTGATATTTCATCTATAGTAGCGTTGAATTTTTCAGCTTTTGAATCTAATAGCCCTTCAGGCAAAGCGGCTTGAATATGTTCTAATCCTAATGTTGCAGAAAGCAAACCAATCAGGACAGCGTTCTTCTTGTCTCCCATAAAATCACCTCTTATTTTAAGAATTGTTCTTTATACTCTTTGTACGACATATTGGCGTTATCGACTTTAACCGAATTGCCGTTCTTATCTCGTACCCATCTATATTTTGCACCTTCAATGCCTTCAAAGTAAGGAATAGATAGTGTTCTGCATCTTGTATGCAACGGCGGGTAATTGATACCAGCGCGCGCTTCTGAAGCTAGATATATTTTACTAGCGTCTAAAGCTCTGCATATCTTTGAAGTTACATTGTCAAAGGTTACGTGTAATTTGTATTTATCAATTTCGGCTTCATCATAGCTATCTAATTGAGCTTGTCCATAAATGAAAGCTGTTTCTGTATAGACAGTTGCTTGCGCTCTATGAAGTGGAACTGTCATAATAACAGCGAACTTTTCCGCTACCTCATCGGCGTGTAGTCCTTGTAGGACTCCTTGAACAAGCGCTTCTCTAAGTTTTTGAAGCATAACCTGTTTATTATTCCATATGCGATTGCTGAAGTTTTCGCCGTTCCAGGGATATGATAACACTTTGTCAACTATTTTATTGTTTAAAGTGTATACTGGGGTATTAATTCCCAGACCTGCTAACTCGAATTTATTCCGGAACAGTGTTTCTCTGTATACTTCTTTCAGTTGGTCCCGTATCATTTGTTCATCTTTTAATGAATACTCACCCGTTTGTATAAGCATTTCACTTATGATAGCGTCCAGGCGGCTTAATTTGCGTTTATCCAGGTGTACATTGACATCTTCAGCTATTCTCTTACTTATCTCTGTATCCATATCTTTCAGCTTATCAAGGAAGTTTAATAGCGAATCTTTACGATCTTTTATCTCACTTCTATTTAAAGATTTCATTAGTTCGTTGTAATCAAAGTCTTTCCTTGTGAGATACGCGCGCATTTCATTTTCTGCTTCTTTCAAAGCCTGGCGATAGGACGCCTTCAGCTCTTTTTCAATCACTTGTGCGTCTCTATTCCATCTAGCTTCTAAGAGTTCAGCCCTTTTGGTCCAATACTCTTCTATTGTCGCCATTATTCTTCACCTTTGTTATTGGCTGGTGGTGTATTTCGTTCCCTGTCTTGATCAGTAGACTTCGCTCCCCGTTTTTCCAAATCATCAGTTTCCCCACCGAATGAATATTCGTTTTCATAACGTTCCTGCTCCTCTTCTCTCTTCATTTCAATTAAATGCTCAACATCTTGCACGTTAGATAAATAAGAGTAAATGAACTTGTCAGGAAGTCCTGCAGCACGTAGTTTTGTAACTAATTCCGCTTCTTCCATAAAGTTAGGCGGTAAATTAGGCGTAAATTGCAGCTTCACATCTTTTAACTCAAAATTAGCAGCACCTTTAGGGAACTTAGCTAAGTAACCTTTGATAATAGCCAATTGATCAGTTAAAGCTTTATGAAACATGCGCTCTTTTTGCCCTCGTACTTGTTCTAATGCAAGCAACTTATATTTGATAGCGACACCAGTTAAATTACCGCCAAACGCTGTATCATTCATATTTGGAACGAATGTATATTTATGAATATTGTTTTCCAGTCGCTCTTTCATGTCCTTCTTAAATGCACTATCAACCTTTTTGATTAGCCAATCCGCATCGCCGTCTTCATCCAGCAACAAGACTTTATCCTCATTTAGATGGTTAACGTCATCAGGACTCGTTTCACTCATATTAACAAGCTTCAGGATTGCGTCAGTAAAGTCAGCAGCATCTTCAAAGTCATTGCTGTCCATATCGTTATAAGCGTCAATTAAAGACAAGTGCGGCTCATAATCCCCTAATTCAAATTTATTGTTAGGGATTACTAATACTGGTACTTTCGGCTTTCCGTCTTCATCAGTAATTTTATGTTCTTCTAATTCACCTTCAGAAGTTGGTGCGATCATTTCTGTGATATCAGCTTTAGTTTTATCTGCTTCAATTGTTTTATAATTAAACTCGTACTCTCTCATATGAGTAGAATCATAAATAGTCATAGTTACCTTAATTGTATTATCAGCAGTTAAAGCTTCACTGAAGTAAATAACCTCGGTTACTTTCGGTTTAATCTTTCCGTCAGTTACAACAATCGTGTAACGTGGATCCAGGTCCTTAAAGTTTAGTTCTCCGTCTTCATCATGGAAGAATAAGCGATACGCCTTGCCATAAATGCTCATATCTAAAGCATTGTCATAGTCCACCGTTTGACCATCGTTATCGTCAATGATATCTAAAGCGGGTTCTAGCTGCTCCTTATTTGGCGTCGTATATGTGACAGGCGAACCAATAAAGAAACCCGTTGAAATAGTTGATACATATTGCGGGTAGTTACTCACCGTTCTATATGTCTTGCGTCCGTTAGGTCGCTGCTTCTTGTTCACAATATCGTGTTCACCAACGTAGTAATCGTGCAGCTTTTGGAAATCAATGAATCCCTTTTGGTTCCCTTTACCGCGTTGTGTTTTAAATCTGAAAAATAAATCTCTAGCTTGTTTGAAAGTTAACATTCTTTCACTCCTTCCTAGTTAAATAGAATTGGATTGTTAGTTGTTAGAATCCTAATTCACTTCGTTTAACCGTCCTAATCTTCTTAGAACGTTTCATGTCTTTCTCCATTGCGTAACGCGTCATATCAATTGCGTGATTATCTTTGTCAGGCAGTCGAGGACGTGGGTTTCCGTCTTTGTCGGTTTCCCAATCGGCATTCTCGAATTCTTTCAAAGCATTTGGGCAGCGTTTAGGGTCGATTACAATTGCATATAAGTCTCCAAGCCATTCAACGCCATATTCAACAGAATCCGGTCCTTTCTTAGCACCTTTAACCTTGTATATGTCATGCTCCTGCTTCAACTCTGCAATAGATTTCGGCTCTGCACTATCGGCTGTTATCTCGACATCCGTGTACCCCTTCTTCTTAATCCATTTAGCCAGTTCTCTATTTGATATGCGTACTCCATACAGTTCATCAAAGATATACAGCGTTCGTTTCTTCTTGTCGTAGTGCATACGACCAAAAGCCAGGGGATCAGTAGCATAACCGAAATCAACCGCTTGCCGTATGTTATCGAATTGACTTATCTGTTCATCGGTTATTTCAGCAGCGATGATATTATCAAACGGTACATTACCTGAACCAATTGCTTCGCCCATGTATTCCCAACGGTATTTAAGCGGGTTCATTTCCTTTTCAATCTCTGCTTCTTCATAGAACGCCTTAGTTAAATGTTTATTATCTAAGTAAGTAGAATGGTTAACGTGTGTATTTTCAGGTATGAAGCTGCTGTTATATTTCTTGTTCAACCAATGACCACGGCGTTTAGGAGGGTTGTAACTATAGAAGAACGTGTATTCATAGTTTGGTAGCTCAGAACGATGTTCAGGCTTGATTTCAAACTCACCTCGTAAAATTGATTTCTCAATAATAGAAACTTCTTCTTCTGCTTTGAATTCTCCTATTTCTTCAATCCACATACCCATGATAGGGAATTGAGCATCTTTAATAGATTTAATCCGTTCAGGTTCTTCACAGCCCAGAAAGTATATTTTATTCCCACGCGGTTTATATTCCATTACCAGGCGGGAAGGTACGATATTGAATAGATGTGTTATACCTAGTAATACCATCGCTTCTTTAATCTGTTCAAACACCGACCTGACAATAGTATTCTGCACTTTACGCAGCACCAGCCAACTGATTGGGTATTCCATTATGTCCATTAGTATGCGGAATGGTATAAAGTAACTCTTACCTGAAGCACGACCACCTTTCAAAACATACCGCAGGTGTTTCTTCATTTCTGATAGATAATAGACTTTCTTGAAACGCGGTGAAATAACGTTTCTCATGTCGATATGATTAACATTTTCGCTCATGCTCTTCCCGCGCTTTCTTTTCATTTCTGTCTACTAGTGCCATCGGTACAGTTACTATCAATAACGCAGAGAGTGTCAGTAGCAAACCTTGATAGTTTTCAATCATTAGCATTCACACTCTTCATAATGTTCTCCGCACTCTTCGCACGTATCACCAATAGAACCATTGATAATGACTTGTGCAACGCCTTCCATTTCAACTTTTTCAGTCCATAGTCGATAACGTTTACCCAATTGGACAGCAGCGTCTTTCCGTTCTCCAATTGACGGCGCTATATCACTGATAACTTGTTCACCCATACCCACTCCGCGTAATGTCTTTCCTGTTGCTTCTCCGCGCATTACCGATGTAAGAAACTCTAAAACCTCATTTGCATCAGCAATGCGTTTAGAATCAACGTCAGCTATGTGAGAATCAATATATGCTGAAACATTAACATTCGCTAACAGACGAGAAGAACCAGCGGTAATAACCTTTTCGTTATCACTCTTGTATCCCGCCCGCCTGTATGCTTCTGAAGCGTTCCCTGTTTCAATGTAATAATCCGCAAAACGTTTTTGACGTTCGTTTAATTCATGCATGTTACCACCTCTCAATATTTCGTTATACGTTCGCCTTTTCAATATAACTTATACCGCTTAATAGAATTGAATATTTTCCATCGTTGTTAAATAGATTTAAAAAGGGTTACACATTAAGTGCAACCTATTTCTTTTTATATCCTCCTTCTGATAAAGAAAAGAAACAGAAATGGCGAAATCTCTGCTTCTCAACTTGTAACTATAAAAGATAATGCCGTGTATTGGATTCGAACCAATAACCGCAGGTCTGTTTTAACAGCGAGCTCCTGTCCTCTTACCATTTAGAGGTAACACGGCGTTGTGGTGGGAAGACAAGGACTCGAACCCTGCACCACGCGTTTGTGCTTAACCGTTACACCACTTCCCACGATAAAGGGTAATTAGCCCCTTCAATCGGTTTATAGTCCGTAGACTCGCAATTCATACCGTTATCGTACTTCATGCAATTTAAGTGATGTTATATTCGCTTAGTTATCATATTTTGCAGCTTCATTGCTGCTCTTTTATGATATTTAACTACCAATTGTTTGATAATAACCTTTGATAGTTATTTCACTTTTAAGGGAAGTGATTACCCTCAGTAGAACAATAAACGCCGTACATCAATGCAAGTACGGATCATTATTGTTGTTTTGTGTTTATAAGTCAGTAATCAGGTATCTGAAAACCGCTTAAAAGGCTTCCACACCTCATTAAACGCATAAGAGAAAAAGGAGGACGGCTCTATGCCCAAAGCCGCTGTTCACCGTTCCGTACAGCAAACATAAAAAACTCCTATACGCTTAATGAGAAGAAGAACTTCTCATATATGTGTTTGATTTGGTGAATGCAGAAACTCTACATCAAGTAATAAAAACTACCTTTACTAACTTTTGCAAGTAGATATCCAATAGTTTTATTTGAAGTTATTCACTTCTTTGAAAGTAGGAAGGATTTTAACCTTCTATGCATTGCAATGCTCATTTTTATTCTACTCTCAAAGAAGGGAAGAACCCTTCTCACAATTTAAAGGAGTTTTTACAATGATTAAAACAAGTATTGAAGTAAGCAAGTTTATCAAAACAGATAGATTGGAAAGGTGTTATAAACACCCTGGAAGGTACAAGTACGGTTATGTGTGAGCAAAGCAGGTACTTGAAAGATTAACGTTCTTTTGGAGGTGAACAAGTTTTCAGTACGCCTTATACCTTCCAGGCAGCTTACAGACTGCCTTTTTTTGTAAGTTCATTCAATCAGCGTGTCCACTGGTCAAACTAATGACGACCCATTGTGATAAAGACCTGTTAGTTAAAACAAGAAATCAAGACTATTTACATATACTTAGAACATTTCAGAACAAAGGATAATTTACGTATCTACACTAGTAAGAATGTGAGTAATTACCATGTATCAATAAGAGCAAGGAACCACGGTTATAAAGAAATAGAATAATTTGTATGATACAAAATTTATTTTTTATTTACGCGTTTTCCGACGCTTGTAAGATATCCTCATGTCTTACAGTTACAATTGTATAACGTTCCAAATCTATTTAACAAAGATTGTCTAATGGTATCTATTGCGTTTTTCAGAATAGGTTAAAAAGTTTTTGGAAAATAAAAAAAGAGTCGTTTAGACTCTCATTAATCATACGGACGGTATTTAACTCTCAATACTTCCAATTCTTCTTTTTTAGATTCTATATCTGATTTCAGAAACAAACTAACATTACTCGTTTTTTTAACTGGTGACAATTTACCAGCCTTGACTAATGCGCTCATTCGAGAACGATTGACATCTAATATTTCCATTGCTTCTGAAGTAGTCAGGACTTCACTATTAATGAAATCCTCCACTTCTTTTCTAGAGTTTAAATGATACTTCACTTTTCCTCACCTCTAATACTTATCTTAACTATAAACATAATGGTATATACAATTCCTACTGCTATACACGTCCAATCCAGCCAACCCATTTCGCTAAAATCGTTCGTTACTGCCCATAAGAATAAAACAACAAATACAGTTACATCAATTGGTTTAATTTTCTTCATTATTTTTTCGGCGACCGATGTGTTATAATATTGTCGAGGGGAAATCGGCTCTCAACCTTTCCCCTCAACTTGCTTACTTGCGTTTACGTTTATTACGTGAACGCTTTTTATTTTGTTGTAACTTCTTCACTTTAGAGTGGATGTCTAAACTAATGTTTATTATTCCAAGAACTCCAGTGATTAGTGCTACAACCTTCACCATCATTTCGATCACCTTACCTCACCTCCTTATACTCTTATTATACTAAACCTGTATATGATTGTCCATAGCTTTTTATAAGTTCGTTAAATAAATTTGGATATAAATAAAAAGAGAGTCCTCAGACTCCCTCGTTACTTTCGCTTTCTTTATATTCAGTATACGTAGGTAAATTAAAATAAAGGATAGATTCTATTCTCGCTATATCTTCATTATACTTTTTGCAATAAGCCATCATTATTTTCATCATATCAAACTCACTCAATTTATCTTCGTAAATGTAAACATTATATGTATGTTGCAATTGTTTAAAATCTTTTTCTTTTTCCATTATTTTCTCCTTTTCCTCTTAAACCTTGATATCATGCATTTAATCACTGTTTTTAATTTTCTTTTTTCTAAAAGAATAAAATTATCCTTAAATCGTCAAAACATATGATGATTTCACTTCGTTCTAAAAGACTTAAAACATTTAAGGTCAAAAGAACGAGGAAAGCATAATATCAAGGCTTTCCTCTAAACCATTATACACATAGCTTTTAAAGCCTATTGCCTATTTTATATACTTACAAAAAGTAATCGTTTGTTAAATAGAATTGGATTGTATAAAATTATACATCGCTTAAATGAAATCACTCCATGACATGCCGACTAAATGCATATAACACGTACTGTTACAAGTACCCCATCTTCTATGGTATTCATCAAAAGTAGTTAACTCTTTTCCGCATTCTTGACACGGTTCTAAATAAGCATTTCTCTTCGTCCATGCATAACGTTTCTTACCTTTCTTGAATTCATTCTTCCACTCTTTCTCTTCACCCACCCAATAGTTGTGTTCTTTTCTAGGACATTTAGTCCAATCCTTCTCTAACACCACTTTAATTTGTCTCATTTAAAAATACACCCTCCACCAGTTTTATTGTCATGAATAAACCATTCAAACGGATTTTTGCTGTTAAATTTCTTACCACACACATTACAAAACTTTTGATCTTTCTGTAGCTTGGTTTTTAGATACCTTCTTTTCATTAAAAACACTCCTTATGAGTTTCAAATATAGAATAAATACTAATCTCTTTAACTCGTTTATCTAGCGGTTTTCCGCACACTAAACACGGATATTGTTTACCTTTAGTGAAATAACGTTTAATTCTCTTTCTTCTGTTCATCTTATCTCCTCCATATAGCCTTTTGAGCTAATTCACGTTGTTTAGCCGCTGTTTTTTTGTCTAATCCACCGTGATAAACATAACGAAACATTTCGAATGTTTTAGTTATGCCCCAGGCTTCTATTTCTTCACGACGTTCCCAACCTAATTTATCTATTAAATACGCCTTCATGTGATACATATGTCTTTCATCATGATAGCTTGCCATACTTGCCAACCTCTGCTATGTAATATTTCTCGCAACGTCTACAGCACCAAACCTCTTCTGTTCCACCTCGGATAGTTACAGTTCCCATGTAATAGTATTTGTGAGTCTCAAACCAGTAGTTACAAATAAAACGCTTAATAGTTGCTATCAATGGAATTTCCACCCTTCCTTTTTATCTGGCGTAACAATTACTAACTGTATACCATATTTAGATTCAAATAAGTGCCTTCTCAATGACAAGTCGCGTGGTATAGATTTAATAGAACCTTTAACCTCAAATGCAATTTCTTCACCAGCCATTAAACACACAAAATCAGGTGTGTAGCGCTTTTCTCTTACTTTCCTAACACCCTTCTTATTAACGATGCTAGGTATTTCATAACCGTCTAACAGGTGGTATCTGTTATGAGTTTCTACATACTCAATCAGTTTGTTATTTTGTAGATAGATATAAAAATCACGTTCAGTTATAGAATCAAATTCTTTTCCGTCATACTCTACTTTTGTAGACGTTACGCGCCTACGTGGTAACTTTTTAATCTTGAATTGACCTTCTATATCAAAATGCTTCTTTAACTCTTTCCGCGCCTGTTCCTTGCTTGTAAAACCATCAACAACGTTGTTCTCATTACCGTTTGCCGCTATAATAATCGCATACTCGTAATGTAAAACGTTTTTATCCCTCCTTTCCCTTATCTCGAATGTTAATTGACCTGTTGTATTGGTCCACGTTTTATTCAGCTTCAATTTTCATTCTCTCCCCTATAAATCTAGCTACGTCCACAGTTAGACCATTCCCAGCCTGTTTGTATAATTGATTACTAGATGTAACTTCTTTCGCCCGATTGAAATACTCATCAGGTATCCCTTGTAATCTCCACGACTCTCTTTCTGTAAGCCACCTCATACGCCCATCTTGGATCACAATTTGCTCACGAGAAGTAAGTAATGTTTGTGCTACTCCTTTCCCTACACGCCCACGCCGTGTCTTCGATTTAGGGTTTGATACGTTTATCGCATCACCTTCACGTCCGATATCCCATCCTTGTTTTGTGGCCTGTCTGACTTTCACTTCTTTTCCATTAAACTCAAGAATACAATCGTTACCTTCAAATAAATACTCGTCTGACACCTGACCCTCTAAGATATCCAACAATGAATATTCTGTGTCGCCTTTGAGGGATTCCCAATTCGGTTGAAGATACAACTTTCCATTGTGCATCGTACCCTCTTTCGTCCATGTCAACGAGAATACGGGCAAAATCCCATCCTTTATTGATTGATAAAGTATTGTCAACGTTCTCAAAGAGCAAGTATGAAGGTTTTTCGCTTTCTTCAACTTCTCCGAGTAATCTAATGACTTCAGTAAATAGTCCAGATTGTTCTCCTGCGAGTCCTCTCTGTCTTCCAGCAATACTGATATCGGTACAAGGGAATCCCGCCGCCCAAATATCACTTTTCGGTAAATCAGTTCCATGTACGTCTTTGATATCAATTCCATTAAATTCCCCCTCCGTATCGTGTATTGCTGCATATGTTCTTCTAGCATGTTTGTTCCACTCTACATAGCCGACGCAAACGTGACCCGCTTGTTCGAGTCCGATTCGCATCATGCCTACACCTCCAAAGAAATCTATAAACCTCATTTGATTTTCCCCTCGCATCTAAACACTGTTACAAATGGATTGTACTGCATGAATTTAGCCCAGGTGTTAAACAAATCTAAAGCTTCTTTACCTGTTGGCGCATTTACCTTCACTGTTTTAATTTCGCTGCTTGCATCATTTTTGTTAACTCTAAAACTGATATGCCATACTTTCATTTTCTCCACCTTAGTTAAATAGATTTGGATATTAGATTAATATTTTATCGCGCCTTCTTTCTGTTTTTATCAATTCACGCTGCAACACCTCTCCTTCTCATTTCATTTATTATAATTCTGTTCCATTTCTCCTTATTCGTACTTATGTAGAACATTAAAAGTCCAGAATCATCTTTCCACTTTATCTTTCCATGTTGTAATAGTAAGTCTATGATAACGATTAAAGACATAAGTTTATCTTCCTTCGCGCTCATATAGACTTCTTTAACCGTCACCACAAATGTTTTACTCCTTATCTATAAATATATTTGTCACGGTGTCAAACGTTTGAATAAATGTTCCAGCGCGTCCATTTCTGTACTTATCAACGATTATCTCCATTTCCTGGTATCGTTCACCTTTTGTTTCGTTGTCGTAATAGTTTTCTCTGTGCGGCATTATAATCATGTCAGCAACCTGTTCAATTTCTCCACACGCTCTTATATCTGCCATTGTCGGGCGCTTATCTTCTCTGTTTGTATTCGCTCTGCTCAACTGCACTAGTAGAATAATAGGCACTCTTAATTGTACCGCTGTATGCTTTAACTCGCGTACGATGTGAGCAAACTTGATAATATCCTCTGTCATTCCATCTACGTTAATATGCGAAATATGGTCAATCATAAATACGTGCTTCTTGTCAGGATTATTTTTTACTTCTTTTCTCATATCCGCTTTTATCATGCGTAAATCTTTTTCTTCACTAATATCTAAAGGCATTTGACTTAAATCACCTACAGCCATTTGATACTTAGCAAAAGCCGTTCCTGGTTCGCTGTTCGTATTCTTATCGAATATTGGTAGAAATCTATTAGGATTCTTCATACAAGCTACAGGAAGTTGCGACTGTCCCGCTATCCACCTATCAATACACTGACCTTCAGGCATTTCGGCGGAATAATATTTCCCTTTGTAAATACCTTTTTGATCCCGTTCGGCAGCTCTACGCATACTATCCAGGGTCCACGCTGTTTTACCCATACCAGGGCGACCGCCAACTATAATCAAGTCACCTTCTTGCCAGCCGTCTGTAAAGTTGTTGAATTTATCCCACCCTGTATCGACTCCTGACAAACCATCTACTTTCATTTGCGCATGTTTGTCTACACGTATAGACAGCTTTTCCATGAACGTTTCCTTACTTACTACCTTTTCTTCACTCGTCTTCATAACACTGTTTATAAATCGTTCTGAAGCTTCTGAAACATTTCTTTCTTCAGTGTCGCTCAAAAATGTTGCTGCCAGCTTTCTAATCTCTTCTATTTCGATGAAATCAAACATTTTTCGCTGGTAAAATTCAAAGTTGGAAGTCAGAGAGCCATTTGACATGACTCTCATAACATCTTTAATTTCTAAATCACTATGACTTATAATCATTTGCGGGTTGATATCAATTTCTTTATCATTTAATTCGCAAATTGTTTTATAAAGTTCTTTGTTCTTTCTGTCCAGGAAATGTTTTTGATTCAAACGGCATTCGTCAATCAAAGTATTATCCTCTAGCATTGCTTCCAGGACGCTTATTTCCATTTCCTCATGATTTGAGTATTTAGTTGCGATCATTCCATCATGCCTTTCATCATTCTAGCTTGTTGGATTGCTCTGAAGTTCGCCGCGTCTACATCATTGTTAATACTAAATATATCAATGAATAGTCCTATAAAAAACCAGTTAGCTGTAAATAACTTTGTAATCGCGCTAATGAAGTTCCCTGTATAGAACTTGTGCGCTCCGAACACTCCTAAGAATAACCATAATAACCAAGCTGTACTTTTTTGTTTCAATGTAATTTCCTCCGATGTATGTAACAGTTATCGGCTTATAGGTTAACGATTGCCCAACTTAATGCATAACCTGCCGCCCATAAAAATGCTAACACACCTGAACTGACAAATAAAGCTTCTTTGAAATCTTCTTTAATCATAGTTCTACGCTCCATTACTGTTAACTATGCTGTATTCCATTTTGGATCCACTCTCAAAATCTATTGATTTACACCAGATAATAAAGTCATTCATTGACTCAACACTTTCGTTTTCTTGGGTATCATAGTATTGAATCTTTCCGCTTTCTAAATCGACTTGTTTAATAAATTGCGCCATTATGCCAACCACCAATCAGGGTTTAAATCTTCAATAATGTCAAACAACGTATTCTTGCACACACGGTTGTTAGCCCTTTCGAAATCTTTAGAAAATATATCTTCTGCAAGAGCTACAGCCTTACGCGGCTGCACCCCAACTCTTATTACAGCGCCCATTAATACCTGGATAAATTGCGCCTTAGTTTCCACTATTTCACTAACTTCTTTATGAATGGATTTTATAATTTCGCGTTTTTTCATTGTATTTCTCTCCCCTTAAGTTAAATAGATTTAGATTAATTCGATTAACTTGCTATGTATCATTTCTAAACGTGGCTGATCCGTGCCTCCAATACTTCTAAAACGCCTTGTATACTTTCCTGAACCTGGGTAAGTCTCAAAGTGTAGTTCTTCTATCACTTCATTCACTCGCTTCTGTGATACGCCATAAAATACCGCTATATCTTTCACGCTTACCACCATATCCACTCGAAACCAATCAGGTTGTAATTCCGTTACGTTCGGTCCTTCGAGTTCAATATAGTTAAATAGATTTGGTTCTTCACTCAATTCAAGTTGATCGGGTTCAAATGGAACCTTTTCTTCTTCTTTGATTTCCTTGCGTGGATCCCCGGTCTTTTGTAGAACATCCACTTTCCAATAGTCATGTTCAATTGTTGTAATGTGCTTAAAACCTTCATTACCTAACTTTAAAACCAATGAACCGCGTTCTTCTCTATGTTTACGATTATACATATTGTATTTAATCGTTGTTACCATTGTTAATTCATCTAAATGTTTTGTTTGTACTTCTACCTTCATTTTCGTTTCCTCCCAATTAAGTGAGTGGCTTTTCTTGTCCATGACCACCCAGGCATTTGATTGCCTTGTCCCTTTGACAAGATTTATCTTACACCACTTTTTTAAACATGTAAACCAACCTATTAAACTTTTTGCCTAATTTGTTAAATAAAGTTGGATTGAATTGTATTCTAACCTAATCCTAAATCTATTATATTTTATTTAAAACAAACTAGGACGCCACGCCTTAGCGTAATTAATTGCTTCTTCAAAGTCTTTCGCTGCAATATCTCTGTAACTAGAAACAGCGAATGCGTTCTTTAAATCTTTCCCGAACTTAGCATACATTTTTCTTTTTGTATCATAGACACCAATCCCTCCAAACTCTTCCCACATCTTTTCGACTCGTTGCGTTTTAATATTGTTTAAAGCTTGCTGTTGCCCGTAATCAATAGTCATGGTGTTTCGTAATGTCTCAACGTTACTTTCTACAGTAGATAGTCGCTCTTCAGTGTCCAGTGAGTTCGCCATTAATAATTTAATCTGATCAATCGGCTTTAATTGTTTTGGTTTCTTTAGTTGTTCTTCCATACGATTAAATTCCTTAATATACATCATTTTGAATTTCATCGCTTCTTTTCCTGTGAATCCCATAACTAACATAGCAAAACCATCTTTAGTCATATTGAACTTGTTATATGTTTGTTTGTTCTGTTCGTTAACAAATGAGGTAACCTCAAAATTGAGGACACCCTCATTTTCTCCAGCTTCTTTAATGTCTCCAATAACGTTCCAAACATCACGCATAACATTGTCATGTCGTTTTCCGAATACTTCAGCCACCATTAAAGAGTCTGTTACTACTTCATTGTTGTTGTTTAAGAATACTAAGTTCGTCATTTTGTTTACCCCCTATTCATTTGTTTGTGTTTTAATTACGTTTAATAGATTTGGATTAATCAAGATTAATCTTCCTTCATTTCTTCAACTGTGATATAGTTCCTTGCATTCTTTCCCTACCAAATAACGCTTTTGTTCAAATTTCCTCTACAATTCAAGACAATACAAAGGTACATCTATTGGCTAACTTTTTAGCCATGTTTTCCGCTCGTTTCTTCGACTTATATCTTTTTATATCTATATCTATTACATCCCACGTCGCTGGAAATATATCACCTTGCAAGGTATATGTTTTCCCTTTCCAATAGCCGTATGAGTTAGTAGCTTCTTTCGGTCTTATTTCACTTGAAAGGTAGATTACATATTCAGGAACTTTTTCACCCCGCTTTTATACAAAATTCAAATTGTAATTCAATAACGCTTTTTGTTAAATTCCTTTCCCCCAACACTTATATACTCTTGGAAAGTGTAATATTTCTATTATCTCTATATAGTTGAATGGAAATCCGTCATAATCATAATCCTCTAAATTCTTTATTTTAAGCATTCCTTTGTTTCCTTGTTCATCCCAAGCGTATGTGTTTTCGATGCAATTCTCATCCGTTGAATAACCTACCATAATGTTATCCCAGCCCCTTGCTTAGCTTCTGCTGCTTTTCGTTTCACTTCGTCCATACGTTTGTATTCCAAGTATCTTTCATCATTTAGGAAGCCTTCTAACATCTTTATATACTGCATATCTTTATTGTCACATTCTTCAGCATATTTAGTTACACCATACAAGATAACTTCATGACTATGAAACTTAGCTCTAGCTTCATTATATCTCTGATAAGCTTTAGGTTTGTTTCTTTTTTTAGGATATACGGACCATACTTCTTCAAATTCAGGAGAATATGTTTTCTTATTTCTTTTCGTTTTAACATCTTCAGCGCTAGCATTAGAAGTAGTTTCTGTTATTCTCTGTGTAGTCTCTGGTAATGGTTTAATCATATTGAGCATATCCAATTGTTCATTTTGATTAATTGTCATTTGATCATTTTGATTAGTTGCGATTTGATCATTTTGATTAGATGAATTACTCAATCTTTTGTAATCGATAGAATACCATTTTGTACGGTCGATTTTTAATTTATTGTAGTTGCCCACTAGCAATAACCCACTGTTTTCTAACTTTGTAAATGTGCGTCTTATAGTTGCGATTCCCCAAAAAGGAAATTGTTTCTTCCATTCTTCTGCTGAATTGTAAATCCATTTACGCCCATCATATTCATGATTAGATTTCTGAAGCCAGTAATGTATTTGCTGCACTATAATAGCTTCATTTAATCCAATCTCCACCGCCAAAGACGGTAATACAATTAATGGGTGTTCATTTAATAAGTTGCTCATTGTGATTCTCCTTACTTGCTTTTAATCTCTTTGTAAACTTTGTACCCTACCTGGTCTTTGTAAACTACGCCTTTGTTACTTCCCATTTCAAAGGTTAAATAACCGTCACTAACTAACGCGCTTAAAGCTTTTCTTACGCCCTGTTCCGAAATAATATCCTGGGCTTCTTCTATTAAAATTCTAACTAAAGCCGCTTCGTGTAGTTCTATTTCTTTAGGGTAAAGATCACACAAAAGATTATGAACGTAATTACGTTTAATCCCCTTATTAGAAAGGTATTCAACATGAATGTTATTGTCGGGATTCACACGCTCTTTTGTGAGTTTGAAAGAAGGTTTCCTATGTTGACCTGCTCCTTTTTTAAAAACTCCATATCCAGCGTCATGAAGCTTCTCAACAGTATTCTTAAAATGTATTCTGTTGTCCATGTATTCAGGTATTCCAGGTAGAATACTTTCTTTGTAATCGATCACGATTTCAGGACCTTCAACCTTCGAACGTTCATGAAACCTTTCTAATAATATTGCTGCATGTAAAGAAAATGTTTCTTGTGCTACTACTGAACTGAACCATATATATTTACTCATGCTGTTACCTCTGCAATTTTGAATTCAATTCTTTTACCGCTTATTCCACTTCCTTTTTTCATTTTTGTTACATCACGTTTTAACAACTCGCCTTTTCTAAACATGCTGTTTAGTGCTGCATTAGCCGAGTCTTTTGTAAAGATACCTTCAGATGCATCACCTACTTCAACAGAATTCATCCAGCCACCATGTTCATGAAGAATTGTCAGTATCAGCATTCTTTTGGGTGAAAACTGACACTTTAAAGGAAACTTCAATAAATTGTTATCAGCTTCAGGAGTTTTTTTGCCCATTTTAAAACAGAACTCATCTTTTCTAAGGTGTGAAGAATATGTAAACAAACCCGCGTCCCTAACTTTTCTTAATGCTCTTTCAGTTGCTAGTGGTTTAATTCCTATCGTTTCCTCGAATTCTTCACCAGTAATAACAACTTTTCTTTTTCCTTCTAACTCACAAATATCTCTAATGTATTCCGCTAATAAAGCCGTTGTTAAACTCGTTTCTTTCGCTAATTCAGTGTTAAAATATAGTTCATTCATTGTAATTTCTCCTTTTTTGTTAAGTAGAATTGGATTAATTAATTTTAATCATCATGCATTCATAATACATAAGTTCTTTTAACATTCTTGTTCTTATTCCAACATCGCTATTATGTCTAGAAGATTGGTTAAAACGTCTTCTATTTAAACCAACGTTTTCGTTACGTCTAGTTTCAATAACTTGATAGAATTGTGTTTTAAAATCATACCCACGTTCTAGAAGTGCATTTGTTTTCTTAATCAGTTCCGGAACTGTTTCGCCCGTTACAGCAAACGGCAAACCTTTATCATTCGCTGGATTCGATTTACCTCTATTAGAATAGTTTCTTACAACTGTCTTCATTGTTTACACTCCCCAGGATTGTAATAAGTCTTTAGCTTGCTGTAATAATGAAGGGTCTTTAGTATACGGAACCCAACCTACAATATTTTGCGCTAATACTTCATTAACTTCTTCTTCTGTTTTGTTATGTTTCTTCTCTAAAGCTTTTCGTTTTGCATAAACCATTTTGCTTAGTTTTTCTGTATCTTGTGTCGTCGAACCCTGATTGCTCTTTTGTGCCAATGTTTTAGCTCCGCCTTCTGTATCTTCAGGCAAATCTTCGCCAGCATAAATATAAAGTCCTAATCCATGTAGCGCGATAGCTTTAACCAGGCAACGTTTCTGATTTTTATTTAGTTCAAACGCATTAGGATTTGCAATAGGTTTATTTCTGTGATCGAGTACAGGTAACATTTCTGTTTCTGTATGTCCATGAATTGTAACTGATACTTGAACAAAATAACCATTAGGCGTTTTAAGATAAGGCACTTGAATATCATGATTTCCTTCATACGGAAACCAGTGGATTTTTTGTACTGCAAACTGATCAATTTTTTTAGTTTCAGCCCATGCCCACGCCCATGAAAGATAAGTTAAATTTTGTTTCTTTTCTACTACATCATTTACATTGATTCCAAACATCTTTTTAAAGCTATAAAGTTCCTCTTCTGTTACCGTCACTTCATCAGGTTTAACTTCTTCAATCATTTCTTTTTCTTTAGTCATTTTTCTTTTCCTCCAATTTAATTATTTTGTTCATATCGTGAATAGTTTTCATCAACAAAACTTCTTCTCTTTTGATATACACTCTTAAAAATCTTGTGTAATCCTCTTTTAATTTAGGTAATGAAGCAAGCTCTTTCAAACCTTTCATCGCCCTATCTCTGTCTTCCTTTACCGCTTCTAGGTATTTTTTACCCATGACACTCACCTCTATTTGATTTGTAATGTTTTAGTTCGTTTAGTTGTTACACCTTCTATTTGAATGCCTTTTTTAATCTCGTCTAGTAATTGCTTTCTATCTAATGAAGGTTCAGCCGTCTTGTAATACATTTGCGGTATTTGAGCGCCTTCAGCTATATCTAATGATGGTGCGTTGTTTCTAAATTTAAGTGTTAACGTCTCGTTTTTCACTTCATCCATTTCAGCCGCTTTTAAAGATTGTTCTAAGAATGAATGTAAGTTTTTCGCGTTATTTTCTAAAGCTCTTCTTCTTGCCGCTAAACGTTTTTCTTCTATTTTAATAGTTTCTACGTTTCCCTCAATAGATTTGATGATGTAAGCCGTGTTTAAAGCCTTTTGTTCAATAGCTTCTTCAACCGCTTCTAATGTATCTTGAATCACTTCAGGGTCCACTCCGTCAGTAATCATGTTTTGAATGTTTAAAAATTGACCAGTTAAATTATATAAGTTCATTTTATTTCCTCCTAGAATTCGATATATTTGTTTGGTTTACCAGTGATAGTTGATAGAAGTAAACAAAGATTAGCTTCTTCTGTTATGAACAAATCCTTTTGACCATGCATTTTTCTTGCAACATCAATCATTTCCAAACGTTTGTTTATTTGACGTTCAGCCGCTTCTAGCCTAGCTTCAGCCACTTGTAATTCGAATGGCTTCACATTATTCACCCCACAATGCTTTCTTGTGGTTTTTAGACGACCTAACTAAAACCCTTTGATCCGCGTCTTTTAAAACCACTTCGCCGTGATCGCTATTTATACCGCCTACAGCATCGACAAACCATGTTATTTTACCTCTTCTATATTCAACAGCTAAATGTTCACATGCAACATCCCATGCTTCTTGTAATGTAGGTGTTTTATGAATTTCTACAACCTTTTCAATAACTTGCGGACCTTTACTAAAGTAACGTTTCTTTTTAGTCATTAATAACACGCTCCATTTTTCTTAATTGTAATGTTACTTGTTTTAACTCTTCGTGGACTTCTCTTTCTTTGTCCAGCCAGTGAATCATTGATTTAGCATAACCTCGCGTAACCTCTAAAGGTTCGTTTTTAGCCTTTCTTGCTTGCATTTGCACTAAGCGCTGATTAGCGATGTAACTGTTTTTAGCTTGCTTTAGCTCTATTACTCGTTCCCTTAATTGTTCGACTTTCACTACCTTCTCCACCTTTGTTAAATAAATTTGGATTATCTTGTATAAACTTTATGATTGGCTTCAAAAATTGTTGCTGCTGTTCGGTTTTTAAAATTAATTTTTTCATTCAGTGTACTTTACTCCTTACATAACTTTTAGTTTGGTAGAATAATTGTGGTTAGTATATAAATCATTATATCCTATTTTGTTAAATAAAAATGGATTTTAAAATAGCATAAGTTGTCGCACACTAACAGCAAGTGCAAGTGTTACCTTGCTAAAAACTCGCTTTTCACTTGTTTTATGTAATCTTCCTCTTTGCCATAATAAAGCTTGAATGGATCAATATAATAAATGTCAGCCAGCTTCTTAGCAATTTCCATTTTAATTTTAGAAGTATCGCCTTCTAACTTTTGTAAGGTATTATAGCCAATACCAGCCGCTTTTGCTGCTTCTCTTAATGATAAACCTACGCGCTGACGCGCCAATCTAAAAGTTAACTCCATGGAACTTCCCCCGCTATTCTATTATTTTTGTAACATAGTGATGTTCAAATATCCCGATATCAGATATGCAAACAGACCTCGCTCGATGCGAACACTTGTTCACCTCTGCTACATGAGTAATCTTACCATGCAAAAAAATCAAATGCAACACTTTTTGTCCAAATTTATTTAATTTTTTGGGTAAAAAGTTCATTTTTATGAGTTAAAAGTATAGATTTTATTGTTCTTTCTATTATATAATGAATTAAGTAATACTGAGGTAATAACAATAGATGCCAAAAGGAGAAATTTACTATGCCTAGAAATTTCAAAACCGCCAATGATGATATGATGGCTAAAAAAATGAGTGAAAACATTAAAACCTTAATGAAAAGGAAAGGTTTAAGACAAATTGACTTATCTGATAAGACTGGTATAAAACGTTCTACTATAAGTAATTATGTTAATGGAAAAACAATAATACCGATGGTTGCCCTACAACGTATAGCAAATGCATTAGGAGTTACTAAGTCTGAAATCGTTGAATTAGATGAATCCAAAACTATTGAAGTAATTGGGATTAAAAAGGTTCCTGTATATGATGCTATAAAGAGTGAATTTGGATCCACTTCATTTAGTGACCCTATTGAATATATTGATACTCCTTTCAGTTGGATTAGTGAAGGTAACTTCTTCTATATAAATGTAAAAGATAATTCTATGCCTGGTATATTTGAAGGTCATAAAGTTTTAGTAATGCAAACATCAAGTTTAGAAAATGGGGATATGGCTCTTGTTTCTGTAAATAATGAAATTATGATAAGAAGAATTTATAAAGATGGTAATTCAATAACATTAGATTCAATTTATAAAAAAGATATTATAGATGATAGGAAAACACTATTTTCTATAATTGGACGTGTAAAGAAAGTTATTGGTGATTTCTAATGAGATGCGCTATATATAGAAGAGTCTCTACAGATGAACAAGCGGAAAAAGGATTCTCTTTAGAGAATCAGAAATTAAGACTTGAATCCTTTGCAACTTCTCAAGGTTGGGAAGTTGTTGAGGATTATGTTGATGATGGGTTTAGCGGAAAAGACACAAATCGACCTGCATTACAAAGAATGTTCAGTAATGTTGATAAATTCGATGTAATACTTGTATACAAATTAGATAGATTTACTAGATCAGTTAAAGATTTAAACGAGATGTTAGAAACAATAAAAGAAAATGAAATAGCTTTCAAAAGCGCTACAGAATCTATAGATACCACTACCGCAACAGGACGAATGATATTGAATATGATGGGAACAACCGCACAGTGGGAACGTGAGACGATTTCAGAGAGAATAAAAGATGTATTTGGAAAGTTGAGAGAAAACGGCATTTTTTCAACAGGACATCCACCATACGGTTATAGATACAGTGGTAATAAATCAATTGAAATAGTTGAAGAACAAGCGAAAATGGTACGCTATATATATGAGCTATCCAAGACCATGGGACTATTTAAAATTTCCGTAGAATTAAACAGGAAGGGTATTAAAACAAGGCGGAATAATAAGTTTGGACAGTCGGCGGTAAAAAGAATACTGCACAACCCTTTCTATTGCGGATATATGGAGGTTAATAATAAATGGGTTCCAATCAAGAATGAAAGTTACATACCTATAATAAGTGAAGAAGAATTTAAGACGACCCAAAAAATATTAACGAAACGTAATAAAGCACAGACAAGATCGAGAAGCGTTTCTTATTATCCGTTTAGTGGAATTGTACTTTGTCCCGAATGTCAACGGGCAATGAGGGGCGATAGAGCTAAATACGGCGATTATTATTATCGTTACTATCGCTGTGTATACGGACGAGAAAATATTAATTGCACTAACAGAAAGCGAATTAGAGCCGAACAAGTTGACAAAGCTTTTGCTGAATACATTTCAGGGTCTTTTGAGAATACTACAATAAAATTAGATTCAAGAAATATTAAAAGCGATATAGAGTATGAATTGAACCACTTAGATAGTAAGATAGAAAGATTGAGTGATATATATATAGAAGGAGATATCACTAAAAGTAAATACAATGAAAAAATGAACTCCCTTCTAAATGAGAAAGAGAAATTAAAAAAAGATTTGACATCATGCAAGGAAAATGTTGACGCCCAATTTGTTCGGGATCAAATAAACAAACTGGAAAGTATTTGGCACTTAATAGACGATAAAACCAAATCCGAATCTATAAGAAGTATTTTTGATACTATAAAAATAAAACAAGATAAGAATAAAGTGACTATTATGGATCATACCCTACTTTAATTTTGGGTTAATGGTCCATTTCCTCTATGATACGCCCTTCCGAAAGCTGATACTAACGACGTTACACTTGCTTCACCTTGTTTCACGCACATACACTCTCCTTCATGTTCACAACAAAAATAGGGTTCCCCTGGCCAGGAGAACCCTATTATACACCTTATTTTTACATTGGTAAATTATAGCATAAATAAGTTTTTTTGTCAAGTTTTCAGCCTACTACGCTCCAACAATTTGTGTAATCTCTAGCAGGAAGATTTCGATCTACACCGAATATTCCAGTTCATAACAATACAAATGGAGGGCGTCATGAAAAGATTAGTCATCATTACAGTAGGAAAAACACACAGTGGAAAAACTACATTTGCAAAAGAGCTAGAAAAAGAGTTACCTAATTCTTTTATTATGGACCAAGACAACCAAGCTGAATTTATTAACACACATTATGAAAAATTACAGCCGACAGAAGGATCAAATACACTAAAGCACAGTCTTTCAAAATTCATTGTTGATTATGCGAAAGAACATACAAATTTACACCTTATTATTTGTAACTCCAATCGCAGTAAAAACGGAAGGTTCTATTTACTAAACGAATTATTTCCACAGAATGAATATGTACGCATATTAGTTCACTTTGACATCCCAGATGATGTACTTTACGAAAGAGTGGCTAGAAGCACGCGAAGTACGAATATTTTTAGAGGTGGATATTCTAGTTTCAAAGAAGTACTTGATCGACAACAAACTGAATCACTTCACGATGATGTGGTAGATCCTATAGAAAACGAGGCTGATTATTTGTTTGTTATTCGTAACAGTAAGGATGTAAACTCTACTATATTAAAAATTGTCCATCTTGCTAAAGAGTTCTCCCCTACTCCAAAATAA